GTGACGTTAGACTTTCCGTCTCAGCATACGCAGATAGCGTTGCAGAGTAGTTACCCGTGTCGGCGTAACTATTCTTAGAGGCAGCTCAGTATTATTGAGCGTCTCAGGTATCCCAGCATACCCTTCAAGGATCGGAGATCCTTGGAGCTTCGCGATATCCCATCGCAGAAGAGCCTGGAGTACACGAATGACTTTCTCGTCGAAAGTCGTGAGCTTGTCTAGTATGACTTGTAAATCATACTCGGCAAACACTCGATGTTTTTCGTAGATGTTCTTACGAATAACACCAGATAGCCCCATAAGGGAGCCAACGACAGTGTCAGATGGGTGAATCGTCTGTGAGGTTAGTTCTTCCATTTTCTGTAAATTACTACCAGGAAATGAAAAGTTCAAACCGTATGGTGCCGTACAATGTTTAACGGCATCAAACACAGCGCGTTGACGTTTTGATAACAACAAACGGCTACGCGGTCCAAGCATCCGGCATAGGTCCAAGAAATTATCATCAGATAGTTTCTTCCACTTACAAACGTCAAAGTAACCGTTTGGAGTGATAATCTTGCCAGCAAACTCAGAAAGCTTGCAGCTTGATAAAGACTTTTGTTCGGACCAAGGGCATTTCATTCGGCTTAATAATTGTGTATATTTTGAGAAGAGCTTGTCATCGAGGATAACAACATCATCACCGAGAACAAAGAACTTATCATTGTGTTCACAACCATTGAGCCACCATAAAAGAGAACCGTGAGTAAGTGTAAACGAACCAAAACTTGGGTACAAACCCAAGGGTTGACCACGTTTCCATTTAACAACTCCAAGAGGTGAGATCCAGTAGGACTTGGAAATCGTCTCAAAGAGCTCAATATCTGGAACATTTCCAAATATTGCACGCAAACATGTGATTTGAACATCCAACGGGAAATAATCCGTTGCACATGTTAAGTCAACAGAATGAACTTGTTGACCATCTTTTAAGGCACGAGACACGAACGGTACTGCTTTCAACTGATCGAAGGTACAATCCCAAGGTAAGGATTTTACCACAGAGTAAATCGCTTTGCCGAAATGGCGCAAAGCCAGCTGGTGTATTAAGTGAGGCGAGGCTATACTTCTTAGCTTGCCACCTTCTTGTTGAAGGAAGTGCACTTCTCCACCATAGAGCAATTCAGATCTAGCTTTTACTTGACCGACCGATGCGAATTGGGCGGGCTCATAAATGTTAGACATCCCATCGATATCATAAAATGACATGGTATCAGGTGGGTTCAACCAATCACCTTTTAATCCAGAAAACAAAGGATCATAAAGTGATTTGAATTGACTAACGAGGTTCTTGAATGGTCTTAACTTAAGGACGTTAAGATAATCAAGAATCCCCCGGTCTGTTGTTGATCGTTCGAACCAAGGACTAAGTCCTGGGCGAAAACGACTACAAGATCCTCGGTACGTAATGAGAGAAATATCCTCATCACGATCGATATGTTGAATACCGATGTATTTGCGCAGAGACAAAGCCAAATCTCTGTGCTCTTCATATGACACTCCGGAAGGGGAGTCACATGAGAGAGCTTCCTTAAACTTAGCCGTTTGGCTAGGAGTAAGGTCATCAAAAACAACTGATGTATAAGCATTGGTAACTTGAAGAGAACGTTTAAAGTTTTCTTCACTAAGTCTAGACCAACGGAATAAAGATCCAAATGGACCTTTAAGTTCTCCGTGTCTATTCTTAGCAAACCAAGGCGGTATATCAGAGCCTTTGATGAAGAATAGTTTAAGAGCCTTCAATCGGCTTATAAACCATTCAGATCCATTACATTGGCCCCATCTCATGAACAATGATGTGATATCATTGATCATTCGATTGGGTATGCC